GCCAACACCGCGAGTGGTTGGAGCCCTTGGCGAATTCTTGGTCGGGACGCAAAACTGCCTGACCCTATCGCCACCAAGAATCCCGGAACTCAGGCAGTCACCGCAACTTCGTGGGCAGATCACCCGGCGAACACAACACTGAACCTCACAATTCCGTACGATGCGATAGTCCAAGTAGAGTTTGCTGCTTGGTTGTCTGTGTCGTATGTGGACACTACATCTGTCCGCGCGGGCGTGAGTTTGAACGGAAACAACCCCGAAGACCTCTTCGGGGGAACGTGGGGTAACGTCGTGTATATCGGGACGCAGGGATCAACTGCTGCCGGAGGGCAGCATGGTTTCTCGGCGACCGGAAAACTTTCGGCCGGTACGTATCCGTTCAAGGTGATGGCGTACAAGACCGGTACGGGGAACGCCTTGGTCAACTACCACGTTCTTCGGGTAACAGTCCTCCGATGGGCTGATTAATCAACGTCGTCAAGGAGGTCACATGCTCGGCAACGAAGTATCGGTCTACACCCTCAACAACACAGTAGCTTCGGCGGCGATCAATCTCCGCGAAGCTTTCGACAAGATCGAAACGATCGCCAAGTGGTTGGAGAACCATCCGAACGACGGGGGTAACGATCCTCTGGTCAACCAGTTCGGATATTCTGCCGATGAGGCTTACGTACTCCGGGTCTACTTCGAGACACTCAACACAGTTCGCATCAACAACGAGGCAACTTTCGAACTGGGTCGAAAGATGACCGGCCTGGCATAACAAAAAGGAGATGTAGTGATTTCGTTCGTATCAACCCGTTCGGGTAAGCGAACGGAAGACTTTCTCCGAAAGCTCAAGAACGCCGATATTTACAAGTCGTTGGACGCCGAAGCCAGGAAAGGTGTAAATGCTCTGGCTTCGGCTGTTCCGAAGGATTCCGGTCTCGCTGCGGATTCCTGGGACTACGAGATAGAGCGTTCAGGTCGTTCAGTAACCATACGATGGACGAATAACAACGTTGAGAACGGATTTCCTGTAGCAATCATGCTCCAGTACGGCCATGGTACTGGAACAGGTGGTTATGTTCAGGGACGGGATTACATAAATCCTGCCATGAAGCCGATATTTGACAGCATCGCACAACAGGTTTGGAAGGCGGTGACCTCCGCATGAGCTCTGTCGACGAGCGCATTGTTCAGATGAAGTTCGAGAATGCCGCGTTCCAGCAGGGTGTTCAGCAGACCATATCTTCGCTGGAGCGGCTCAATAGAAGCCTTCAACTCCAAGGTGCTGCGAAGGGTCTCCAGGGGGTTTCCGCTGTTGCCCAGACGTTCGATCAGCACATGGTTCGGACTCGGAATTCTCTGGGCCAGTTCACTACGGGAATGCAGCAGTCCACTACCGTAACCCAGACCTTCGCTCAGAAGATGGAGAACGGTAAGACATCCCTAAATGGAATTGCTACCGGTCTTTCCCAGATGGCAAATTCGACTCAGGGTTTCGGACAAAAGATAGCCCAGAGTTTCACCGCCGGTCAGGAAGCGGTCGGTCGGTTTACCGATCACCTCAACAAGACTGGTCCGGCTGCGGACAAGGCAAAGTCTTCAATTGATGGTGTCGGTGCCAACACTTCGTCTCTGGCTGACAAATTCTCGGGTCTTCAGACCATAGCCACCGGTGCGCTTCTTAGCATCGGTGCAAGGGCCCAGGAAGCCGGTACACGACTTCTGAACTCGTTCACGTTCGCTCCGATCCTGGATGGTTTCCGGGAGTACGAGACGAACATGAACTCGATCCAGACGATCCTGGCGAACACCCAGTCGGCTGGAACGAATCTCAAGGACGTCACCAAAGCCCTTGATGAACTGAACCATTATTCCGACCAGACCATCTACAACTTCTCCGAAATGGCGAAGAACATCGGCACCTTCACGGCTGCCGGTGTCGCTCTTGAACCCGCTACCGCAGCGATCAAGGGTATTGCCAACTTGGCTGCTCTCTCCGGCTCCAATTCGGAGCAGGCATCCGGAGCCATGTACCAGCTCTCTCAGGCCATATCCGCAGGTCGGGTCACGCTTGAGGACTGGAACTCGGTAGTCAATGCCGGTATGGGCGGCACCGTATTCCAGCGTGCGCTTGCGTTGAACGCTGAGAAGATGGGCACCCTGAAAGACGGTGCTGTAAAGCTCACTGGCGAGATGAAGAACGTCACCATTGGTGGCAAATCTTTCCGAGAGTCGATTACTGCAAAGCCCGGTCAGGAATCGTGGCTGACCTCCAAGGTTCTGACTCAGACTCTTGCCCAGTTCACGGGCGACTTGTCCGACGCCGAACTCGCAGCGCAGGGGTTCAGCAAGGCTCAGATCAAGGCCATTCAGGATCAGGCCAAGATGGCCAAGAGTGCCGCGACCGAGGTCAAGACGGCGACGCAGCTATTCGGGACGTTCAAGGAACAGCTCGGATCGGGTTGGGCTCAGACGTGGCAGATCATATTTGGCGACTTCGCCGAAGCCAAGGGTCTGTTCACGGGCATCAGTGAGGGTATCGGTGGAATCCTCCAGGGGTCCTCTGACGCCCGTAACAAGATGTTGTCCGACTGGGATGCTCTGGGCGGCCGAACCGCTCTTATCGAAGGCGTCACGAACGTCTTCAAGGGACTCATGTCGGTTGCCAAGCCGATCAAGGACGCCTTCCGGGAGATATTCCCGGCTACTACCGGCAAACAACTTGCCGAGATGACCAAGAACTTCCGGGACTTCACCGAGAAGCTGAAAGTCGGAGGAGAAACAGCAGACAAACTGAAGCGAACCTTTGCGGGCGTCTTCGCGATATTTGGAATCGCGGTCGATGTCGTCAAGGGTGTTGTTGGTGTAATCTTTGATTTGATCGGAGTAGCCACAAAGGGCTCCGGTGGCTTTCTCAACTTTACCGCGAAGATCGGCGATTTTCTCGTCGCAGTTCGAAACGGTATCCGAGAAGGCCAGGGGCTCACGAATTTCTTCAAGGGCCTCAGCAGTGTACTCACAGTACCGATCAAGCTTGTTCAGAAATTTGCCGGTTTCCTGGGTAAGCTCTTCAAGGACACCGATTCAAAGGGCGTCGAGAAGAGTGTTGAGGGTATAACCTCCAAGCTCGAACCTCTCGGTAACCTTGGCGAGATCATATCCAAGGTTTGGGGTAAGACCCTCACGGTCATGGAGAACGTGGGGAACTTCTTCGAGAAGCTCGGCGGTAGGGTCTCCGATTTCTTCAGTGGATTCGGTATCGAACTTTCTACCATGTTCGACGGGCTTGACTTCAGCAAGGTTCTTGCTGGGATCAACACCGGATTGTTCGCTGGTCTGGTATTGATCATCAAGAACTTCGCCGGTGGAGGAGCTCCGGGTCTTCTCGACGGTGTCGCTGATGCCATCGAAGGATTCACCGGAACCCTCAAGGGCATGCAGAATGCCCTCAATGCGGCGACGCTTCTTCAGATCGCCATTGCTGTCGGTATTCTCGCCCTGTCCATGAACACACTATCCAAGATTGACGCAGCGGGTCTCACTCGCGCAAGTGCTGCAATCTCGGTCATGTTCGGTCAGTTGCTCGGATCACTGGCGTTGTTCAACAAGTTCATAGGTACCGCAGGTTTCGCCAAGCTGCCTTTCGTGATGGGGTCGTTGATCCTTCTCGCGGCGGCTGTCGTTATTCTCGCTCAGGCGGTCAAGCAGCTTTCTGACCTTGACTGGGACGAGTTGGCCAGGGGTCTTACCGGGCTTGCTGGAACGCTTGGTCTCCTCGTCGGGGCACTCAAGTTCATGCCTCCGTCGTCTGGCCTTATTTCTACAGCCTTCGGGCTCATCATTCTCGGTGGAGCGGTCAAGATCCTCGCCAGTGCTGTGGCAGATCTTTCCGGTCTCGGATGGAATGAGTTGGCGAAGGGCCTCGTAGGAGTGGGTGCCGTACTTGGCGCCCTTACGCTCTTCACGATGTTCGCCAAGGTCAACAAGGGTGCTGTAGCCCAAGGGGCCGGAATCATATTGCTGGCGGCAGGGATCAAGATCCTCGCCAGTGCCGTCAAGGACATGTCGAAGATGTCGTGGGGTGAAATAGCCAAGGGTCTGCTCACTCTGGCAGGTGCCCTGGGTATCATCACTGCTGCTTTGATGTTTATCCCGCCTACGGCTCCTTCTGCCGCCATCGGGGTACTTGGTGTAGCCATATCCTTGGGACTGGTCGCCAAGGCTCTCGACAAGATGGCACAGATGAGTTGGGGCGAGATCGGTAAGAGTCTTACCGTGATGCTTGGTGCACTCGCCATCATCGCGGCAGCACTCTGGCTTATTCCTCCGACAGCTCCTCTAGCAGCAGCGGGCGTTCTTCTTGTAGCTATATCTCTCAAGCAGATCGCCGAGGTCCTTTCCGAATTCGCCGAGTATTCATGGGGCGAGATCGGTAAGGCCATGGTCATGCTGGCCGGTACCATGGGTATTATCGCTGGTGCGATGCTCCTCATGACCGGTGCTCTTCCGGGTGCGGCAGCTACACTCATCATCGCCGCTGCTCTGAAGATATTGGCTCCCGTTCTACAGCAATTCGGCGAGATGTCCCTGGCCGAAGTCGGTACAGCTCTCTTGATGCTGGCTGGCGTCTTCGTGATATTCGGGGCGGCGGCTCTACTGCTGGCTCCGGTTGTCCCTTTGATGATCGGTCTGGCTGCTGCCGTTACACTTCTCGGTATCGGTATGCTGGCTGCTGGTGCTGGTGTATTTCTGTTCGCGACCGGCCTTACTGCTCTCGCAGCAGCAGGTGCAGCAGGAACAGCGGCCATTGTCGGGATCGTGGCAGGTCTCATCGGGTTGATACCCGAAGTCATGAAGCAGATCGGACTAGGCCTTGTCGCCTTCGCAGGGGTTATTGCTGCGGCTGGTCCGGCGATCACCAAGGCCATCGTCGCCGTTCTGGAAGCACTGATCGACGCGGTCAATAAACTAGCACCGAAGGTTATCGATTCGCTGCTTCGTATGCTGGCGATGCTGCTTCAGAAGATGAATCAGTACGTCCCGAAAATGGTCGACTCCGGAATGAAGTTGATCACCGGTATTCTCGAAGGAATCGCTAAAAACATCGGCAAGATGGCTGACGCTGCGACCAAGGTCGTAGTGAACTTCCTGAATGCCATGGGGCGTAACATGCCCAAGGTGATTCAAGCCGGTGTGGATCTCATTCTCAAGTTCATCAATGGTGTAACCCAGGCCATTGACAGGAACTCGGCGGCATTGGGTGCTGCTGGTGGCCGCCTTGCTGTGGCCATCGTCAAGGGCATGGTAAAGGGTATCAACGCCGGTGTTGGAGAGATTGCCGGTGCCGCAGAACGTGCCGCTAAGGGTGCACTCGACGCGGCTAAGAACCTCTTGGGAATTCACTCTCCCTCCAAGGAGTTCGAGAAGGTCGGTAACTACGTCAACGACGGTTTCAAGAAGGGATTGGACGGAAACAAGCAGCAGGTTTACGACTCCTTCAACGATCTGAAGAAGATGCTCCTGGATCTCTCCAAGAGTGCCAAGGTTTCCTCTTCGGAACGTAAGAAGGCTGCGGCTGCTTACACCACTCTGACCAAGCAGCTCAACGACGAGAAGACCGAAATCGGTAAGCTCGCCACTCAGTACGACAAGCTGACCGAGAAGATCAAGGCTGCTAAGGATACATACGCAGCAGCCGTCAAAACGAGAGACGATTACAAGAAGTCCCTCACCGATCAGTACGGAGACGTTGCGACTGCCGGTGATGACACCACGGTTGCGAAGTTCAAGGAAGATCTCAAGAAGCAGATCGAGGACACCAAGAAGTACGCGAATACTCTTCAGCGTCTCAGGGCTCTCGGACTCAACGATGAGATGTACCAGGACCTTCTCACCAAGGGCACCAGTGCTCTGCCATTCGCGGATGAACTTCTCGCGGGCGGTAAGGCTGGGATCGATGAGGTCAACAAGCTGGGGCAAGACCTCGACACTGTCGCGGGCAAGCTCGGAAGCGATGCCTCAACTGCTCTGTACCAAGCGGGCGTTGATGCTGCCGCAGGTCTCGTCAAGGGACTGGAAGCTCAGCAGGCGAAGCTCGAAAAGGTCATGGACGCCATCGCTATTCGGATGGTCGACACGATCAAGAAGAAGCTTGGGATCAAGTCTCCCTCGGTCGTCTTCGAGAAGCTTGGAGGATTTTCCGCGCAGGGTCTCATCAAGGGTCTGGGCAATATGTCCGGTTCTGTCGAGAAGGCAGCATCGGACACAGGAGACGTCGCTATCGAGGCTCTCCGCAAGTCCATCTCTGGGTTCTCGGATCTGGTCACGCGCGACATCAGTTTCCGCCCCGTCATCACTCCTGTTCTGGACCTGTCCAGTGTCAAGAAGGATGCTGGAACTATCGGGAACATGATCTCCGCACGTCCCATCCAGATCGATTCCGCGTACGCCAAGGCAAGGTATGTCGCCTCGGGGTATGCGCGAAACAAGGCTATCGCAGAAGGTCAGTCCGAGCAGGCGATCGTCTCTCCGATCACGTTCAACCAGACCAACAACTCCCCGAAGGCACTTTCTTCGGCTGAGATCTACAGGAACACCAAGAGTCAGCTGTCTAAGGCGAAGGGAGCTCTGGCGACATCATGATTTCGATAGTTGAGGCAAGATCTCGTCGGGGCGATCTTCTAAGTCTCCCCTTGGAGGACGACTCGTCAGGTTTTCGAGTGGCGAATATCGAAGGCCTGGACCCCGTCAAGGCGACTCTCGTATCGTCGAGTTTCGCCAACAACGACGGGGAGATGTACCAGTCCAGCAGGCGTGAGACACGGAACATCAAGTTCAACATAGAGCTTGATCCATATCCTGAATCCGGTGACACGGTACGGGATCTTCGTAAGAAGCTCTACCGTCTCTTCATGCCTGAGTCGGAAGTAAGACTCACCTTCAGACTGGAGGAGGGTCTTGACGTCGACATAGTCGGACGCGTCGAGTCCTGCGAGACCGATCACTTCTCGCAGGACCCGGCGGTGGATATTTCCATCATCTGCTTCGATCCGGATTTCTATGATCCGACCCCCGTTGTGGAGTCCGATGGGATGCTCACCTCGAACGTGAATTCCACGTTCATCGCTTACGACGGAACCGTCGAAGTGGGAGCCGTGATAACACTCGGTCCTCTCGTCGCCGATATTCCCGACTTCGCGCTGTATCACACTCTCCCGAATGATGAAGTTCGGACGCTCGAATTCGACAACGTCCCCTTGGAGACCGGTGATGTGCTGGTTATCAGTACGGTTCCCGGCTCCAAGGGGGTCACCCTGACCCGTGCAGGAACGTCGAGTTCAGCTCTGTACGGAGTCTCTCCACAGTCCAACTGGATCACACTGGAGCCGGGAGACAACCAGCTCAAGCTATATTCGGCTGTCGCTACGGGTTCGCCTTGGTCAGTCGAGTATCTCAACAAGTACGGAGGGTTGTAGTGGAGATCTATACACTCGACCCTCTGCTCCGCCGTGAAAACGTCATCGATCGCTTCGAATCCCTTATTTGGACCGAGAGATTCCAGGAGTTCGGTGACTTCCAGCTCGACATAGCCTCGACAACCGTGACGCGTAACCTCCTCAAGGTCGACACGTGGTTGGCCATGAACGAGTCCCATCGCGTCATGCGCGTTGAGTCCATCGAAGACGCTGCTGACAGCGAAAACCGGAGGATGCTGACGGTCAAGGGTCGTTCCATCGAATCGATCCTTCTCGATCGGGTCGCCAAGGAGTCACTCACGGACTTGACGACTTCGCCCAAGTGGACGATCACCAATCCTCCGGCCGCTGTCATGCGGAAGATCTTCCACGATATTTGCGTTACGGGAGTCCTCGACCCGAACGACATCATCCCGTTCGTTGTCGAAGGATCGTTTCTCTCGCCCAGCACAATCGCGGAACCGATCGACCCTATTACGGTGGAGATAGAGCCAGCCGAGGTTTATACCGCCATCAAGAGTATCGGCGACGTATGGAATCTCGGTTTCCGGATGCTTCGCAATTACGATGCGTCGGAGCTATATTTCGACGTCTACACAGGCAGCAATCGAACCACTGCGCAGAACATCCTTCCGCCGGTGATCTTCACGCCGGAACTGGACAACTTGCAAAACACCAAAGAGCTCACGAGTATCGACAATGCCAAGAATGTGGCGTACGTATTTTCCCCGGCGGGTTTCCAGATGGTTTACGGTCTGGATGTAGATCCCGAGGTCGATGGATTCGAACGCCGCGTTCTGGTCGTCAATGCGAGTGACATCACGTCTGACAACCCAGATGTCACTACCGCGCTCATCCAGCGTGGGAACGAAGAGCTCTCGAAGTACCGTACCTATCAGGCTTTCGACGGTGAGATCAGTCATCTCAGTCAGTTCAAGTACGGGACGCATTACGATCTTGGCGACGTAGTCGAGATGCGCAACACGAGCGGTGTTACCAACAACATGCGAGTGACGGAACAGATATTTGTGTCTGACCGTGAGGGCGAAAGGGCCTATCCAACCCTGTCGCTCAACGCTTTCATCAACACCGGTTCTTGGCTCTCGTGGCTGAACAACAAGACCTGGGCAGAACTCACCACGGAAGAGTGGGCAACCCAACCATGATATTTGTAAGGGAGGTTTAGTATGCCGATCGGAGATCAGGCGAACGCTGCTGGTTACTCACTGGTCCCTGAGACTGGTGAACAAGGTCGTGTCCGTTGGGGAGCCCAGGAGATCAACCGAACTCGGGACTACCTCGCTGCCCTTAAGTCTCTCATCCCTACGGGCAAGACCGGATATCGTGATAAGGCGGGTATCACTTCGGGTACGACTGACCCCGCACCCACTGATGGTTCCGACGGTGATATCTACTTCAAGATCATCAGTTAGGTGGTGCCGTGACCGACTATACGAAAACCACCGGCGTCAACGGCAAGATGATGATCCGCGACACCGGAACCGATGTCGAGTTCTGGTTCAAGGCCGGATATTCATCTGACTGGTGGAACGGGATGCCGTTCAACTGGACGGCGAACGGAAAGACCACTTCCGTAACGATCAACTACCCGACGGGTGCTGATTGGAAGAAGGTCGGAGAAGTCCGGATCACGGATTCTCAGACGGTCACCTTTCGTTTGACCGACGGATCGGGGTCCTCGGGTATCGGTGGTCCGACGTCTTTCAGTCAGGCCATCAAGCGGGACACCAACCCGTCCAAGCCGTCTACGCCAGTCATATCTAACATCACCACCTCATCCGTTTACGTCACGTTCTCGGATGGTTCGAATGGCGGAGATGCAATTGACTCCCGGCAGATCGGTTACGGCACCAGTTCTACGTCGGTACAAGAAACCGTAAGTTCCGATCGGTCTACAACCATATCCGGGTTGGCGGCCGGTACGACTTACTACTTCTGGGCACGAACACATAACTCCGAAGGATGGAGTTCGTGGTCAGGAAGGGCCTCGGCCACAACACTCAAAGTTCCAGACGCCCCAAGCACACCGCTTCTGTCCAGCGCCAGGATGACGAGTGTAGACGTAGCGTTCAGCGCGAACAGCAGTGGTGGTTCTACGATCACCGGGTATGAAATCGGCTGGAGCACAAGCTCAACGGGTAATCCCACGAGTTCTGTCGCCGCGAAATCACCTCAGATAGTCACTGGACTAAATCCAGGAACTGTGTATTACTTCCGTACTCGTGCTAAGAGCGGTATCGGTTGGAGTGCGTGGTCCGGAGCGGCCAGTGTAAGAACAGTTGCTGGAGCCTACATAAAAGTAGGTGCGGTATGGAAACTTGCAGTCCCCTACATCAAAGTCGGCGGGGTGTGGAGGATAGCCGAACCTTGGGTAAAAAACACAGGGGTCTGGAAGCGAACAACGTAGAAAAGGGGAGGGTGCGTTTTATGGACGAAGTCTGGGTCCGAGTGATCACTATCATTGTCGGTTCTGTATTCGGATCGACAGGCATGTGGACCTTCCTTCGCAGTCGGGACACGAAGCGGGCTGCTACAACCAGACTCATGATGGGTATGGCACGTGAGACAATCACAACTCACGGGCTGGCCTACATCGAGCGTGGTTACATCACCAAGGAAGAGTTCGACGAACTCGACAAGTACTTCTACAGGCCGTACGTAGCTCTCGGGGGAAATGGTACAGCCCAGCGGATCATGGATGAAGTCGGACGACTTCCGTTCAGTTCACGCAGCAGGCTGACTGAGATATCTCGAAACAGAGATCAAGATGGATGGAGCACGAATGTCCGAGTCGTCAGTCGACAGGAAGCCGACGCCCCTTCTGGGTGACGGCACGTACAAGCTCGTGAAGCAGTCTGCAACGATCGTTCTGCCTGCGCTGGCGACGCTATATTTCGCGCTGGCTCAGCTCTGGGACTTTCCTGAGCCTGAGAAGGTGGTCGCCTCCATCACGGCAGTGAACACGTTTCTCGGGGTTCTCGTACAGATCTCCAAGAAGTCCTATTACGCCAGTGGGCAGCAGTACGCTGGTGAGATTCAAGTTCAGGATGTCGGAGACAAGAAGATCGCTTCTCTGGTCGTAGACGGTGATCCCGCCGATATTCTGGGCATGAAGGAAGCCACCTTCAGGATCTCCGACACCGGAGAGAACCCGATGGTCAAGCCCTAGTTGTCACACCTTCCTCAGGGGTCGCATGTTTTACATGCCCTGTAATGAGACCCCTACGGAAAGAGAGTGTGACATGATCAACGCCAAGAACCCTTTCAAGCCGAAGGAACCGACCGACCTCGAACGCGAGATCGCACGCCTGCTCGAAGAACTGGCGGCTCTGCCCGCTGACGGCGAGGAGTACGACCGGATCTCCAACCAGCTCAAGAAGCTCTACCCTCTCAAGGAAACCGATTCCAAGAAGAAGGTGAGTGGTGATGTGCTGGTCGGAGCCGTCGCAAACCTCGTCGGCATCGGAATGATCCTTCAGTACGAGCACGTGCACATCGTGACATCGAAGGCGCTCGGTTTCATCGGCCGAAAGATCACTGGCTGATCAACCCGCTACTGACCAACAGGTAAATCGATAAGTGGCGTGTAGACCCTAACAAGGTTTACACGCCACTTATTTTTTGCCTCTGTCAATCCTCGCAGGTTTTACATGTCCTGTAGTGAGACCCCTATGGAGGATTGATGCTCAAGCGTATTCTTCGCAGTGCAAACTTCTACGTCTCCGTCGCCTCAAGTATCGTGTTCCACGTTGAGTTCCTACAGCGCCGTATCAAGCATCTCGCTGACACCGAAAAGGTGAACAGCGCAGCCGAGTACGTCGCGGTACGTGCCGCTCGCGGACACTACTTCAAGACCGACGGTATCGACACCATCAAGTACGACTACAAGTTCTACGGAATCATCACCAACCCTCTGAATGGTCAACCTCGCAAGTAACTGCGAAAGCCTCTGAAGCCCCTACAAGGGCTTTATGCTTTGTCTTTTGTACGGGAATCGCACGATTTACATGCCCTATAATGAGACCCCTACGAATTGGAGATAGAAATGCTCTTCACTGCTTTGATCGCTATCATCGCTTTCGTTCTCGGCTACACCACCCACCTCATCAAGATCAACCGCGCCGTTCCTTCGATGATCGAAACCTACAAGGAAGAGATCGAGAAGTCGTTCGCCGAAGGTTCTAAGATGGGGTGGCACATGGCCCTGGACGACAAGCTGATGGTCGCATCGAAGTACCACGAGTACTTCCCGACCAAGAACTAACCTCAAAAGCCTCTGAACCCCTACATGGGGTTTACGCTTTCGTCAAAATGAGAGTGATTCCTCGGCTATCGCACGGTTTACAGGGGCTATAATGAGACCTCTACGAAAGGCCGTGCTATGTCCCAGGACAACATGATCGCTTTGATTCTCGCAGCATTCTGTGGCGCATTAGCCGCAGCTTTCGCAACCGAGAAGATCTTCGACATGATCCAGAAGATCAAGCACCACATCAAGCACTGATCTCAAGGCCTCTAAAGCCCCTACAAGGGCTTTATGCTTTTCGCATGATCTACATGGCGTATTATGAGACCCCTACACCTTTGGAGACCGCCATGTTCGGAAAGCCGAAGCGCTCGCTCAAGATCAGTATCGATCGAGACAACGACAATGGGACACCCACTGCTGATGAACCGTTCATCCGACCTGAAACCGTCAAGCTCGCCGCCGAGAAGACGAAAGAGATCGCGAAGTTCGTCGCCATCACCGCAGTGGCTGCCTATGCCGCTATCAAGACAATCGAGACGATCAGCGAGATCGCCCTGAAGAAGACCAAGAGTGCCGACAACAAGGAAGACTGATCTCAAGCCCGCCCCTACAAGGGGTTTGGGTTTATCTGGGGAAGCATGAAGAGCAGAGTAATGACGATTTACGGTCTAGCCTTTACCTTGGCGTTGGCCATCTTCGGCAACTACTTGGTGTACGGCTGGATAGGCGCCATGTGGATGTTGATAGGAATAGGTCTGACGATGCTACTGGTCCTCGTCTAGTATCGTC